CGATCTTGCGGACGCCATTCTCCAGCAGATGGTCGCAGAGGCCCTTCCAAGCCTCAAAGCCGAGGCCCTTACCCCACATCGCTTTGTCACCAATCATGATGCCTACGTCAGCAACGCTATTGGCCTCATCGACATGGGCCGTCATGGTGCCGATGATTTGGTCGTTAAATATCATCATCAGGAACCGGCTGGGGTGGTCGAACGACTTAATGTATTGAACCTGACCTTCAACGGTATGTTTGGTGTGGCGCTGCTCTGAATACCGGACGATCTCAGGATCATTGAGCCAGTCCACATTCCATTGGATCGGGCTTGGCGTCATGATTGGCCGCACCAAACTCAGCCGCTCGGTCTTGATGGAGTTCATTTCTTCTCGGCTGGGGTTATTCCAACAAGATGGCTGACAATCTTGAGTTGGACCTCATGCAAGAGCAGGATGGCTTCCGCCTCTTGGCTGTAGCCACCAAGGCCACGGCGTTTGACGACTTCGTTGCTAAGATGTTCTTGGAGCTTGATGAGTTCTGGTCTGGTCATGAAAACTCCTGTGTTCTTCCTTTATTCTACAAGGACTGATTCGGTGCTGGATTTTGGTAAAGTTATCCACAGATGAATGCAGGTTTGATCCTCAGGAAGGCCCATGACGCTATTGAGCGGGCTCAAGAGCAGCAAATCTACCAATCCAGCCTGATCAAATTCGCCAAATACATGTGGCCGGTAGTCGAGCCAGCCATCCCCTTCATCGAAGGGTGGGCCATCAGCGCCATCTGCGAACACCTTCAGGCTGTTACAGAAGGGCAGATCAAGCGTCTGCTGATCAACGTCCCGCCCGGTTTCACCAAATCATTGATGACGGATGTGTTCTGGCCCGCATGGGAGTGGGGGCCGCGTAACATGCCGTGGCTGCGCTACATGTGCGCCGCCTACTCCAACCATCTGACGGAGCGCGATAATATGCGCTGCCGCAACATCGTGATTAGCGACCGATACAAGCGGCTATGGGGCCAGAGGTTCAAGATATCCAATGAGCAGTTCACCAAGGTCAAGTTCGCTAACGATCAGACTGGCTGGAAACTGGCGACCTCTGTGGGGGGTATCGGCACCGGAGAGCGGGCGGATCGAGTTATCATCGACGACCCCAACAATCCGATGGAGATGGAATCAGAGGCGATTCGCCACACCGCTATCATGTGGTTCACCGAGATCATCCCCGACCGACTCAATAGCCCTTCCGACAGTGCCATAGTAGTCATCCAGCAGCGCACCCACGAAGAGGATATCTCCGGCACCGCCTTGAGCCGTGAGATGGGCTACGAACATCTCATGATCCCAATGAGATACGACCCATCGCGGCATTGTACGACCGTTCTGGGGTGGGAAGACCCACGCAAGGTCGATGAGGAATTGGCTTGGAAAGAGCGGTTTCCGCCGGATGTCTGCGATGGTCTGGAGCGCGACAAAGGCCCCTACGCGTGGTGCAATTCTGGAGAGGCCCCGGTCCTTATGGCCGATCTCAGCATGAAGCCAATTGCTGAAGTCAAAAAGGGCGACAAAATCGTTGGTTTTGAGATTGGAAATAGAGAAAAGAGGGCGAGACTGAAGGGGGCGGAAGTCCTCTCTATCAGCGTGTCGCATCGTCCGATAGTGCGAATAACGCTTGATAGTGGTGAGGTTATTCGCTGCACTGATGATCATAAGTGGTGGACCGGACGTAATGACAAGTCCCATCGTCCTTATGCCCCTGCTCAGATTGGGTCCACGCTCTCTCGCGTTTGCCCACCTCGCCTCCCGGTCATAGCCGAGGAAGACGATGTTCGTCTCGCTGGATGGTTGTCAGGCTTCTTTGATGGCGAAGGCTCAGTTAGTCTCAGCAGCCGTCGCCTTGTGGAAAGCAACGCCCTTATCTCCTTCACTCAAGGAGACGGCAAGAATGCTCCCCTCTGCGATAAGTTGGAATTGGCATTAAACAGATTCGGCTTTAATTGGAGCTTCTGGAAGAAGCCAAATAGATCCAAGAAGGGGGAAAATCATTCATTGCGAGCCTACTGGCTTAAGATGGCCAAGGAGGGCCGTGAATCCAGAATAGCTCTCTACCAACGGTTTCTTCACATAGTAAAGCCAACCAAGTGGCGTGATAGAATTATCGAGGCGGCAACAACCGGGAGACTTTATACCAAGGGCGAGAGAGTTATTTCAATCAAGCCGGACGGCCAAGAAACTGTCTATGGCCTTGAAACAACTACGGGAAACTATGTTGTTTGGGGGTTGGCCTCTTCAAACTCCGGTCAGTACCAGCAGATGCCAGCCCCTCGTGGCGGTTCGATCCTCAAGAACGAGTTCTGGCAGCTCTGGCGCGACCCGGTTTACCCCACCTTTGAATACATCGTAGCCTCCTTGGATACCGCGATGACTGCTAAGGACGAGAATGATGCCTCGGCGCTGACGGTCTGGGGTGTGTTCCGCGAAGACGCGATCATGACGGACGTTGGGACCAATGCTCTGTGGATGCCCCGCGACGGGCAGGCTCTCAGGGGGGTCGAAGGCAACCCCAAGGTGATGCTGTTGTGGGCATGGGAAGAGCGCCTTCAGCTCAACGAACTCATTGAAAAGGTTATCAATACCTGCGTCCCCGGCGCTAATCCCGTCCCCCATCCACGGTTCCCGGTCGATAGGCTGCTGATCGAAGGCAAGGCCAATGGCCTCTCGGTTGCCCATGAGCTGAGCCGGGTATTCCGGGGCAGCGGCAAACTGGGCATCGAAGTCATCGACCCCAAACGCTATGGGGACAAATGGGCCAGAGCCCAGTCAGTCCAGCATCTTTTTGCCGATGGTATGGTCTATGCGCCCGACAAGTCGTGGGCCGACAAGGTGATCCAGCAATGTGCCATCTTTCCCCGTGGTTCACATGATGATTTGGTCGATTCTACCACACAAGCTATCCGCTACCTGCGCGAGACCGGCTTTGCCATGAAAAGTTCAGAGTACGCCGTAGAAACCGAGGATAGTTTGATGTATCGTGGACAATCATCGTCCAAGCCTTTATATGGTGGCTACGACTAAATGGCTCAGGATAACAGCAGCTTACCTGTCAATTCACCATACCCAGAGATCATCCCGCCGCAGCTTTCTGTTGTTGGGGGAACAGATAGTGAACAGGATGAGAACGAACCAGCAATACAGATTAAGCACGACGATGGCACCGTAACCGTCAGCTTCGGAGGTGATGAGGACGAAGCAGACGATGGGCCGGAGGAGAAGGAGTTTGATGAGAACCTCGCCCTCGATATGGACTCGTCCAAGCTGGCCGAGATAGCCAGTGACCTCTTGGAAGGTATTGATCGGGATAACCAATCCCGCAAGGAATGGCTGGAAACAAGGGCCTTAGGTATCGGTTTGCTCGGGCTCAAGCTGGAGAAACCCCGCACTGACGCGCAGATGAGTACCGGTGCCGTCGAAGGCCAGTCCACCGTCAGGCACCCGCTGCTGTTGGAAGCCACGGTCTCGTTTCAGGCGACTGCGAGAGCCGAACTGCTGCCGTCGTCCGGGCCGGTCAAGGTCCGCAATGACGCGACGATCCCTCCCAAGGAATTAACCCAGACCTCAGCCGCCCAAGACCTGTCCGACAGCTTGCAGACCAAGGACGATCTTGCTCAGGCGCTTGAGAAGGACATGAATCATTACCTGACCTCGACCGCCAAAGAGTACGTCCCCGATACCGACCGGATGCTGTTCTACGTCGGCTTCGGCGGTGACGGCTTCAAGAAGGTCTACAACTGCCCGCTCAGACGAAGGCCGGTGTCGGAAAGCATCGACGCTGAAGATATCGTCGTCTCGAATTCCGCTACCGACATGCAGAACTGCCCGCGTGTCAGCCACCGCATCATGATGCGGAAGTCAACGCTCAAGCGGATGCAGATCCTTGGCGTCTACAGGGATGTAGAATTAGCTCCTCCACCGCCTCCAGTTAAAACTTCTGTGGATAAAAAGAAGGCCGAAGTGGCTGGAGCATCCGACCTGCCGCTGCGTCCGCAGGATCGCGACTACGAGATCTACGAGAGTTACTGCGAACTCGACCTCGATGAATACGCCCCGAAGGAATTCAAGGGCAAAGGACTTCCGCTTCCCTATCGCGTGACGCTTGAGAAGGCCAGCCGACAGGTTCTCGACATTCGGCGGAACTGGAAAGAGGACGATGACCAATGCCTCCCCAAGCAGTTCTTCGTCCAGTTTCCATTCATTCGAGGTCTTGGATTCTATGGCCTTGGATATATTCACCTTCTGGGCAACCTCACAAACGCACTTACTGCTGGCGTTCGTGAGATGCTGGATGCAGGCATGTTCGCCAACTTCCCCGGCTTCCTCTACGCCAAGGGCGCTGGCCGACAGCTCACCAACCAGTTCCGCGTCCCGCCCGGAGGCGGCGTAGCCATCGACATCGGCTCTCAGCAGTCGATCAAAGACGCCATCATGGCGCTGCCCTACAAGGAGCCGGGTCAGGCGATGATGGCCTTGCTCGACAAACTGGGTGAGGACGGCAGACGCTTGGCCTCGACCGGCAACGCCAATGTCGGTGAAGGCAAGCAGGATGCCCCGGTCGGGACTACGATTGCCCTGATCGAGCAGGCGTCGAAGGTCATGGATTCGGCCCACAAGCGGTTACACGCCGCACAGGCCGAGGAGTTTGCATTGCTGAAAGAACGCTTCCGGGAAGATCCAGAAGCCTTCTGGCGTCACAACAAAAAACCTACCATCCAATGGAAGAAGGATCAGTTCATACAGGCGCTTAATAGCTGTGAGCTAGTGCCGGTAGCCGATCCCAATAACCCCACATCGCTGCATCGCATCGCCAAGGCAATGGCGATCAAGGAGCTTCAGAAGGCGAGCCCAGACCTCTATGACCCGACTGCCGTTGATATGCGGATCATGCGAATTGTCGATATTGATCCACAGGGTCTTTTCCGCGCGACCCCCGCTCAGCCCCCGCCAGATCCAAGGATGGAGGCCATCAAGGCAAAGGCTCAAGGCCAGCAACAGCAGAACCAGATCCAGCTTATGGAAACCCAGATCAAGGCCAAGGAAACCGAGGCCAAGATGCTGGACGCCCAACAGGACCGCGCCTCAAAAGAGCGTCTAGCCCAGCTTCAGATCCAATTGGCCGAGATGAAGATTCACCAAGAGCAGATCATCCATCAGTACGATCAGGCCAAGTCTATGGCGGAGATCCACGCCAAGACCGCTGGTGCGGTGCAGGAGCTACATCACAATGAATTGGGTAAGGCGCAGGAGCTGCACCACGCCAACCTAGATAAGGCTCAAGAACTGCAACATTCTGCCGTTGGTCAGCAAGCCGAATCACATGGCGGTGTCGTCAAGGGCATCCATGAGATCGGTATGGACCGTGAGCGTCATAACGCCGAGATGCAACGCGCCCACGAGAAGCACACGCTCGACATGGAGCATGCCAGAGAGATGCATGCCGCCAAGCTAGAAGCTGCGAAAGCCTTGGCGAAAGTGAAGAAGGCCCCAGCCAAGAAGGCTAATCCATGATATCCTCGGCTGAAGCACACAGACTGGAATTGAGATTCTATCACATTAAGGTGCATTCAAAGCACGATGGTCAGGAGTTGTGCGATACGCTTATCAGGGTGTCTCTGTTCAGGGACGGAGAGAACACCGGCTTCGGTAGGGAAACTTTTGCATCTGGAATTGAGCACTCTGACAAGATAGAGTGGTCCATAGGAGAATAGAGCATGGCCAAGATCATGAACACCGGCAATTGGGGCCGCGAGGAAGCGAAAGAA